GGGGGGCGGGCCGTGCGAATAAAAAGAGAAACACACATGCTTATATAATTTTTTTTAAAATTTTTGGAACTTTTACTGGAGCNGGTACTATAAAATACTAAGCGGGTACTATATATACTATACATACTACTTACTACTTACTATATATACTATATATACTATAGTACTATATATATTATATATATATAATATATACTATTATACTATATATACTATAGTACTATTATGAAAAACTTCAACAAACTAAACAAACTTAATTAAATATATATTATCTACCATTTAGATGTCAAGTGTTATTAAATTAAATCATGGAAAGAAACCGTACACTATATCAGAGGGCCAGAATGAATGACTTTCAAATTGATAACGTCTATGACAACCTAGAGCGTTGCCGTGAGATATCACGAGAGTTACAGCTTACAGACATCATAGACCCCAATTCAAAGCAAATAGGTCTCCTATCCGAATTGTTGTACCGCATGAAGAACATGCCAGAGCTGGAGATACTAGACCTAAACCTTCTGGACGATCAGGAACCAAACTGATTTGGCACTGACTCGCACCATAAAGGGAGTCAAGCACTATGCCTACGAATCAGAAGAAGAGTTCCGTAAGGCACATCCAGATACTCCATTGATTACTGATTGGAAACAGGCAGAAGAAGGAGACTGGTGTGTATCCGATGATGGTAAGATTGTTCAGATACTAAAGAAAGGTTGTTTCGTAGATAAAAAGAAAAGAGATAACGATTATATCAGAACGGTTATTGGAATGTTTAACCACAGGGGGTCGAGTCCTTTTGTTGGTACAATCAAAGATGAGATATATAGATTTACAAAGAAAACAGGATATCAAGTCAAAACTGGTGGCTACCTGACAGATGCAAAGAAAAGTTTTGCAAAGTATGTGGCACATGGTATGGATCCTGTAGAGGCGTATCAGAAAGCATTTCCCAAGACAACCAGTTTAGATCATGCAGAAAGAAGATCAACACTACTACTTAAAAACAAAACAGTGAGGCAGGCAGTGGATAAAGAAATAGAAAACTTAATGTCAGAAGTGGGTATTACAAAACGATACCTACTGGAAACAACTAAAGATGTTATTGACAAGATAGACGTTAGGGACAATGATAAGCTTAGAGCGATAGAAACCCTGATGAAGATCTCTGGTTTACTGTCTACAGAAAAGAAAGTAGATTCTGTAGCACTAATACAGGAGTTCTCAGGCTTTACTAGAGAAAAGCTACAGGCATTTGAGCAAGGTATATTACCAGAGAAACAAAAAGAACTAACGGATGGCTAACAATCTATTACAAATGGCACAAGCCGCATCAACCAATGTTCATAACAGAATAGATGACCTGATACTAAAAGCAGATTTAGACAAGTTAGATCAGACTGGATTCATGTACGCAGATAAAAGACCTGCTTATATAGGGGGTGTAGACCCCGTGGTAGAAAATATAGCAATGGGGCCATTGCTTACATTGAAAAGTCTTGGTGGCGTAGGTAAAAAACTATTAGAAAGAACTGGTTTAAGAAATCCTGTAACTCACTATACAACTGGTAGTGGAGCTACTGAGATATTAAAATCAGGAACAATACGAGGTAGAGACCAAGCATTTCCGGGTAAGCCATTTAGAAAAGACAGTAAAAAAGCAATAGATGCAAAGCTTAAAGAGTTTAGAGAAAAAACATTATCAAGTGCTGATGAGTTGGACTTTTATGCAAATGAATTAATACAGGGCTCCCCAGCGGTCTCAGTAACAAGAGATCCTATGTTCCTATCTAGGCCCCATGCTCATGTAGGTTCAGACATTGGTCTTATTATGGATAGGGGCCAGTTAGTAAAACAAGGTATGAAGATTCAACCATTTGCAGAAGAAAGTTATAGAAAAACTATTCCTTTATATGGGGGTAAAACTTTAGGAGACATTGCCGCAGGGAATCTTTATAGAACTGGAAGCAAAATGAGTCCAAGATTTGAGTTTGAGGAGCGAGTAAGGGGCTATATACCTACTGAAAACATTAGGCTTATAGATTTAGCTAGGCTCCCCTTAGAGGACGTAGATAAATATAAAACGCTAATTGAATTATCAAAGTCAAGAACACCAATAATAAAAAGCTTTGAGGCCAAAGAAAGTTTACAAAAAACACTAAACAATATTCGCAGGGCTAGATTAGGTAGAGGAAAGTCTTTGTCTCAATACCTGAGAGAGCAAGGAGTAAATACGCAGGATTACATACAGGCTACTGAGCAATTATTAAATACACCAACATATAGATTTGATCCATTCTCTAGGTTGCAATAAAAAATATGAGCTCTTTTAACATTACTCCACCACCATCAGAGATGGAGAAAAGAGATGAGGTATTGGCAAAAGCATACAGCAACCTTATTTACTTTGGTAGAGCGTTTCTACCTAATGACTTCTTGAAGAAGTCTGAATCAGCACCCTTCCACTACGAAATGGGAAAGAAAATGATAGATACAGCACCCGGTGCTCGTATCTGTAACATTATACCCAGAGGTCACGGTAAGTCAGTAGTAGCTAAAGCGGCTATCATGCATAAGCTATGCTTTGCCGCTGATGACCAGCAACACTTCATTGCATGGGTATCGGAAGAACAGTCACAGGCTATTGACCACTTGAAATACATTAGATCACACTTTGAAAACAATAAGATGATACGTTATTACTTTGGAAACATGGATGGTGGCAGTGTAGGCAAACGCTGGACAGAGAAAGATTTAGTAACACCAAAGGGTGATAGAGTTATATCCAAAGGTACATCACAGAGACTTAGAGGTAGGGCAGAGGTAGATGTGCGTTATACTGGTATTGTGCTGGATGACTTTGAATCAGAGCTAAATACAAAAACGCCAGAAAGGCGTGCTGACATCAAGAAGTGGATCGTATCCACAGTGTACCCTGCCTTAGAAGAAACACCGGGCAATGAGGGCTGGATATGGCTTTCTGGGACTATTGTACATTACGACTCCTATCTGCAAATGACCTATGATGGCTGGAAAAAGGCACAAGAGGACAAAAGAGAGTATCCTTGGGACGTAAACTTCTACAGGGCTATTGAAGATGGTGAGCCATTATGGTCATCTCAGTTCTCCAAAAAGAAGTTGGAAGCAAAGAAGCGTGAGTTTATCGAAGCTGGATTAGTCAATAAGTTTGCTCAGGAGTACATGAATGATGCTAGAGATGTGTCCAGTGCATCGTTTAAGATAGACAGGATACAGTATTACAACGGAAGGGTTGAATGTAAGAATAAATTTAACTACCTTATAGACGGTGATGACGCTATCCCAATCAATATCTACATGGGTGTTGACCTTGCGGCGACTGCCTCAGAGACTTCTGACTATCAAGTCATACTGGTCATGGGCATTGATTCCAGCAACAATAGATATGTACTGGAATATTTTCGTGAGCGTATACCAACATTCGATGTTCCCAAGGAGATTATCAGACTTGCGAACAAATACACACCGGTACGCCGTGTCACGATTGAAACAGTTGCGGCACAGGAGATGGTTCGGGATATGGTTACGAGACTTTCCGCAAAAGAGAAAAGACTTCTTCCCGGCATATTTAAAGGCGTTAAGCCTCCATCTAGAATCAAAAAACAAGATAGGCTGGAAACCAGTCTTGGCCCTATTGTCAATTCTAAGAAACTGTATCTACAAAGAGAAATGACAGAATTAGTAGATGAGTTCTTTGAACATCCGAAGCCTAGAAACGATGATGTCATGGATGCATTGTACTATGCAGACTACTTTGCAAAGCCACCGAAAAGCTCCAGAACCAAACGGGAAAGTCTGTTGAACGAACAGGAAACACCAACCAAACGCATTGCAAGAAAGACCTATAGCTGGATGACTGGTGCACGGGTTTAAATCTATTGCAACATTTATCATTTTATAGCTAACATAGCCTAGTAAAATATTCATGCCAAGATATTCAAAGAGATCAAAGGAAAGACTAGCAACATGCGATCAGCGGTTGCAAGACGTGTTTAATGAAGTGATTAAGCATGTGGANTGNTCTATNTTGGAAGGATATAGAAACAAGGAAAGGCAAAATAAACTATATGATGAAAAGCGTACTAAGGTNAAGTATCCTAATGGCAGGCATAATTCTAACCCTTCTAAAGCCGTTGACGTTACCCCTTATCCTGTGGATTGGGAAGACAGGGAACGACAAACCCTCTTTGCTGGGTTCGTTATTGGCATTGCTAGGGGCATGGGCCATAAGATAAGATGGGGCGGTAATTGGGATATGTATGAAGAGAAAGGGAGATGGGAAGTAAAAGATAACAGATTTGATGATTTCCCACACTTTGAGATAAAAGAATAATGCCCGGAACTACAGATACAGTAAAAGCAATACTAACCCCCGGAGAGTTTGTGATTCGTAAAGAGGCAGTAGACATGATAGGAGCACCCATGCTGAATATGATAAACAACATGCCGGAAAAAGGCGGTCACTCAAACATAGATAGTCTTATAGAAAAGGCTACAATGGCAAACATGAAAGGAATGTATGGTGGTGGCATGGTTCAAGCTGGGCCAAAACCAATGGGAACTGGCGGTATGGTAGATGCTTATGCTGGTGGCGGTATGGTCATGGATCAATATGGTCATGGTGGTAAAGTAAAAAAGAATTTAAAACCAGTCCCTCAAGGCAATCCCGGTTTAGGTAAACTACCAGAGTCAGTTAGGAATAAGATGGGTTATATGCAAGAAGGTGGAGAAGTACAGGAATCTTTAATGGGCATGATGCATGGTGGCATGGCTAACAAAGCCATGAAAGGCTATCGGGAAGGTGGAACAGTTATTCCTTTTCAAATGGTTGATGGTTCTCTTGAGCAATCCAGTAGGGTTGACCCTAATACAAATATGCCTCTTTATGATGCTCGACAAGTTATATCTGTTCCCGCTGAAGAAGTAGGTGGTGGAAGTGGACTTAGATATTATGGAGGTATGGACACTGGTAATAAAATTGAAAATGCAATGCAGGAAGCTTTTAAACTTGCTTTGGCTACAGCCGAAAGTTCTCCTCAAGATTCTATACCGGCAGATATGGTTAAAAAGTTTTTAAAGCCGAGAAAAAAGGGACTTATGGGTTTACTGGGGTTTCAGGAGGGCGGCATGATAGGCCCACCATTACCACCAGAAATGATGGGACAGGCAATGAATCAACAATTAAGTGACAGCATTGACATGAGGATGCAAAATCCACAAGCGGGTGAGATTGGAGTAGCTCGTAATCAAGCTATGGCTTTACAAGATAGTATTAACATGAATACTGTAGACAGTGCTAGAAAGTCATTGCAGTTAATAAAGCTTCAAAGTTTATTAAATAATCCAGATATGTCGGCTCAACAGTTTACACAGGGAGAGTTTGCGGTTCCATCTGAAGAAGCAGACTCAATAACTAAAATGGTTTCTATGTCTCGTGATTCCGCTAATGCTAGAGCTTTAGACATGATGAGGATGGGCATGGGGCCAATGTCACAACCTAGAGACGGCATAAACGGAAAGGTAATAGAATATATGCCTTATTATTCAAAGTAATATGGATAAAGACCCTAGAGCTTCCTATAACGAAGAATTATATCGCCAATGGCGTGATTCAAGATCTGATTGGGACACAGAGGCCCGTAAGGATATTGACTTTTATCTTGGGAATCATTTTAGTCAAGATGAATCTGATGAGTTGTCTCAGAGAAATCAGGCAGACATACCAATGGACAGGATCTCTGCCGCTATTGAAAAGTTTAAAGCAGTATTAACATCCAGACCACCAGCGTTTACTATAACTCCTAGAGAAGATTCCGATGTGCAGGTTGCTACATTGTGGAGAACAGTCATGGGTTATGTGTGGCAAAACTCAGATGGTGACTGGCAGATGAAACAGGCAATACAGGATTATGCTACTACCGGCATGGGGTATCTGTATGCCTACATTGACTCAGAATCAGATTTCGGTAGAGGTGACGTTAAGTTCACTTATGTTGACCCGTTTAGAGTGTACGCATCTCCCAGCTCTAGAGATCGTTGGTTTGGCGATTCGGATGGCATTATCCTTTCCACCATCCTAACGGGGGAACAAGCCGTCAACCTCTACCCTGAATTGGCAGATAAGCAAGACCCGCTTACTGGAGAAACGATACCGGGACTCATAAACGACATTTCTGGGTTTACTTATGATGAAGAGGATTATCCAGCATCACAAAATAAAAATTCAATGGTAGTGTTTACACCAGCAGATGTAAAAGATAAAGACTATTATCAGGTAAAAAAGTATCAGGTATTAGAAAGATTTTATAAAGTCAAAGTTCCTTATTACAGGGTCATTGACATGCAGACACAGGATGAAGATATTCTATCTCAAGAAGAGTACGCCAAGTTCTATCAGGAAAACACAGAAGCATTTGAGATTGGTGCGTTTACAGCTATAGAAGTGTTACAGACTAGAGTAAAAGTATGTGCATCAATGGGAGAAGTTGTGCTGTATGAACAGATTTTAAATACGGATGAGTACCCAATCATACCACTTCCAAACATTTGGACTGGTACCCCATATCCAAAGTCTGATGTATCTAGGGCTAGACCAATGCAAAGGCTTTTAAATAAGTTGTGGTCTTTGGCACTGTCTCATGCACAGGCATCAGCAGGATTAAAGCTTTTAGTACCTTTGGGTAGTGTGGACGACATAGATCAACTTGAAAAAGACTGGGCTAACCCCAATGCGGTCATTGAAGTGGATTCATCCCAAGGCGAACCGCACTACCCTGCTCCTCAGCCGCTTGCTGGTGAGTTTTACAGGCTGATACAGCAGTCAGAGTTTTATATAGATTTTATCTTTGGTCTACCAGAAATGATGCATGGCTTTGCGGAGAAAGCTCCAGAGACCATGAGGGCTACAGAAAGAATGATAGCACTGGGTAGCGAAAGACCAAAGTCCAAACTCCGAGACATAGAGTTTAGTATTAACAAGTTGGGTAAGGTTTTGTATAACCTGTCCAAAGGTCACTATACCTACAAAAAGATTTTTAGACTGGCACAGCCAAATAACAACATCACAGAGGTTATGGCAAACTTCTACACAGATGTATCTCAGGCAATCTTAGACCTGAAGAAAGAAAGGCACATGTTAGACCAGCATGATGTAAGAATTGAACCGGGATCAACAATGCCATCTAGTAAATACGCAGAACTAGCTGTATACCTAGAGGCGTTCCAGATGGGTATTGTAGACCGTTATGAAGTATTGAAGAAGAATCCTGAGCTATTTGACAAGGAAGGTATTATGAGGAGAACAGAAGAGAAGCAGTTGATGCAACAGCAGATACAGGCAATGGATGCTCAGATAAAGAATTTGCAAGGAGACTTGCAGACAGCCCAAAGAGAATCAGTCAGTGATAGAAAGAGAGTCGAAGTTGAGAAGTTCAAAACACGTTTGAGCGAAATTAATTCCGAGTCTAAGGCTGATAGAAGGGTACAACGTGGAAAACTAGAAAACGAGGTGAAGCTTGAGGTGGAGAAATTGTCCAGTAATCTCAAAGATGTACAGAGAAAAGTCAGTTCTACTCCAGAGGCCTAAAGACATCTAAGGAGAAACTATGTCAACACTAGAACAACAGGAAGTGAATATCCCAGCCGAACAGCCCGGTGCTAATAGTACTTTTGAAGAGGATATCATCAATCAACAGGCAGGCCCACAGCTTGTCGCTGAAGCTCAAGAACCAGTACAGGAAGAAGTTCCTGCTGTAGATTATGAAGCTGAGTCTAAAAAGTTTCAGTCTATGTATGATCGGTCACAGGCCGAAAATGCTAAACTGCAACAAGGTGCTCAGATACTACAGCTATTAGAACAGAGACCTGATTTAGTTCAGGTTCTTGAAGATGGTATAGCCGGAAACAGAACACAACAGCAACCAGAGCAAACAGTAGGTAAGGATGATTTCAATCCTTGGGATGCGTTTACAGATGAAAACTCTGAATCAGGACGGTACGTTAATAACAAGATAGAGAATCTGGTACAACAGAGATTGCAATCTGCGTTATCCCAACAACAGCAACAGATACAGGCTGAAATGCAAATGCAAAACACTGTGAATGAACTGAGGGGAACTTATAAAATGTCCGATGGTGACATTCAAGAGTTCTTGCAGTTTACGACACAGCCTAAAGAGAGAGTAGGTTTGAATAACCTAGTTAAACTTTGGCAGATGCAAAGCGGTCAATCCGTTGCTAATAATGATACAATGGAAGCGGTAACTGCGGCACAGCAGGCTCCTCGCACAGCGGGGGTTCTCCAAGGAGAGCCACCAATGCCTAAAAAGACTGATACAGACAATATGTTTGATTCAATCATAGCAACTGGCGGCTCTGGAAGATTACCGTAACTAACAATAACCACATAACACAAAGGTAATAAAATGGCAATATCATACAATTCTGGAGTATTAAAATCCAGTGATATTACTGCTACTGCCTCTGATGCTAGTGTAGGTGCAAGACCGGATAGAAGACGAATATTTAATTTTGGCGACAGGGTTGCCGAATTGGCTCCTGAAGAGTCTCCATTTTTCGTCTATCTAAATCAGGTTGCTAAAGCACCTACTGATGACCCAGTGTTCCGTTATTTGGAAAACCGCAATCGTATCAGCTTTACAGATAGATCATTTCTTCTTGCGGCTGATGTGAATGGTGGCTCTGCTGTATCCGCAGGATCGTCTTATTCGTTCACTGTTGATACTTCTGGTGGAGCACCTGTGGAATACCTGATAAAAGGAATGGTATTCGTGGTCAATACTGTTGGTAACGCTACTCCAGATAGTGACGATACCAATGGATATGCTCAGGCTGTAGTTAGAGTTGAGAGCGGATTATCTCATGGAAGTTCTTCGTCTTCGTTTACAGGAAAGATTATTGATGTTTCAAATAGTAATGTTTCCGGGTATAACGTATTAGAGAATAACGATCCTGCACAGATAATAGGCTCTTCATTCGAAGAAGGTTCTGGTTCCCCAGATGTGTTCTCTTCTGAATTAGAAGATGACTTTGGGTACACCCAGATTTTTAAAACAGCGGCAGAAATGACTAACACTGCTTATGCAACTCGCTATCGTGGGTATGCTGAAGAGTGGAATCGTATCTGGGCCACCAAACTGCGTGAGCACAAGATCGACATTGAAAGAGCTATGCTCTTCGGTCAAAGGGCTCGTGTAGGTGGTGTTCAATACACAGAGGGATTAGTAGGTCACATTGTAAAAAATGTAAATCCTAGTGCTTCGGATGGAGCATTATCTTATTCTTCTGGAAGTGCTTATTATAGAACTGTAGCACAGGCAGAAATGACATACGATAGATTACTCAGTGATCTTGAAGTTATTTTTGATCCAGCTAGAGGTGGAATGGCAGAGAAGCTAGTACTATGTAGTTTACCAGTCATTACATTTTTTAATAAGTTAGGTGATGGTGCATTTCTTGATGCTTCTGTCGGTCATGCCAACGGCCCATATAGAATTAATTTTGATTCTAGAGAAGGGTCTTTTGGTCATTCGATCATGGTCATAGACACAATACATGGAAAGTTAAATCTTGTAAAAGAACCACTTTTCAGGGGTATTGCATCTGGATTTATGCTTATGGCNGATATGACACAACTTGCTTATCGTCCNCTAGTNGGTAACGGTATCAATCGTGACACTCAGGTTATGACTAATGTACAGTCTGCTGATGAGGATTTAAGGAAAGATATGATCTTNACCGAAGCTGGTTTAGAGATTACTCTTCCTGAGTCACANGCACTGTTNAACCTAGAAGGGGTGTAAGATGAGAGCTGATTATCTAAATAATAATAGCGGTAAAGCTGATCTTAAACTAAAAGTAGAGACTATTAATGCGGCTAAAACCTTAACTGCTTTAGACTCTGGTAAGGTTTTTATGATTCAGCAAGACTCTGCTTATGAGATTACACTACCACTAGCGGCAACTGCTGGTGCAGGATGGCATGCTAAGTTCGTCTTGTCTGAAGT